AACTTAAACGGCGCTATAAACTTACCACCATAGACGAAGATGGCGCAGTCGAGAACTGGAACGAAGGGCGAATACAGTTGCTCGCCATTCACCCCAAGAGCGCCGGTCACGGGCTCAATCTACAGTTTGGCGGCAACAAGATCGTTTTCCTGTCTGTGCCGTGGTCGCTGGAGCTTTACGAACAGACCGTAGGACGGTTGCACCGTAGCGGGCAAACCCGCGACGTGTGGTGCTACGTTATCCTTTGTAATAAAACAATTGACGACCGTATATTTGCGGCGTTACACGATAAACGGACTTTGGCTGAGCTGGCGCTGGAGGAACTGAAGTGAATTGGCCGGAACTTTGCGCGAAGCTTACACGCCTAACGGAACAAGAGGTATCCGACCTCTTGGAGGACGAGCGCCATAACGCTCGGCGGTCTACGTTCATCATACGCTTGCACCAGCGTTTCACGACGCTGCGCATGTTGCGTGAGCGGGCCGATTTGTTGAGGGAAATAAATGACACCGCAAGAACTGCTAAAAATGGCCGGCGACATCGTGACGGAACGCGGGGCTAATTACGGGGGGATTGAGAACAATTTCCAGTTGATCGCCGATCTCGCGTCGCTGCGACTGGGCCGCGACTTTCACCCTTACGAGATCGCTATCATTCTGGCTTGTGTGAAGAACGCCCGCGCATTTGCGTCGCCGTCGCATCTGGACAGCCACGTTGACGCTGTGAACTATGAACTGTTCGCCGCGACGTTTGCCGAAGATTACATGGCGTCAAAGAACGGCACGGAATATATCGAGTATCAGAAAAAGGCGAATCGTAAGCCCGCCAAGGCGACGAAGCCTGAGTAACCTAAAGCGCCCTCGCTAACTGCGGGGGCGCTTGTCTAGCGCCTGGCGAAGCTCTTTGATCTCGTCGCGCAGCGCCTCTATCTCTTCTGTCAAATCCTTTACGCGGCTTTCATAGCCGTCGATCAGTGCTTGGAAGTGCCGGGTTATGCCGTCCAGCTTGGCGGTTTCTGCGCCGATTTCCAGCGCGATTGCCTCTGCGGCAGCCTTGCGCCGGCCAAACAGGAAGCCCAAAACACCTACGGGCGCAGACATAAGCGCACCATATTCTTTCAATGCTTCTAGGAACCGTTGGGCCTCTTCGCTCACGATCCATCCCCTATCCGGCAAGCGGCGCGCATCTTCCCGTAATCTACCACAAGCTTGGCAACCTGACTATCTTTTGGCAACGCGCGCAGCTCCTTAGCCGCAAGCCGCTGTGTCTCCGCACTGTAGGTCACGAGCGGCGGGCAGCCGCCGGATGTCGTCTGACAGGCGGATAGCGTGAGCGCCACAAGAACGGCAAACAACGCTCTCATGCCGCGCGCCAACGCGATTTAATGCGCTGGATGACGGGTTGAGATACGCCGTAATCAGCGGCGATTTGCCTCTGCGTCCTATTGTCAGCCAATATGCGAGCGATCTTGATCGGGTCTGAGAACACACTGCCGTATTGGTTTCGTGTCAGCCCACGGTCAGACGCCTGCCTCATATTCTCCTGATGCGTCCCAAGTTCCAGATGGTCAGGGTTCACGCATAGCTTGTTATCGCATTTGTGTAGAACCTGAACGCCGGGAGGTATCTCCGCACAGATGAAAGCCTTTGCCGCTGCGCGTGGAGCAGTCATCACCGTCCCGTGCGTGCAGAAATTGCCGTAGCCGTGGTTTCCGATGCTTTTCTCCCACAGCCAGCAGCCGCTGTTCGGTTCTGGGACTGAGTTGTCGATTATCTTCTGTCTGTATGCCTCAAACATCAGAAGTTTCCCTCATCCAGATCGCGTGCTGTGTCTTCAACGGTTTTTTCCTTCAGCATCTCTTCGGCGCGCTTTGCGGCTATCTCGGCGTCCTTCCCCATCTGGTCAAGCCGCGCCTGTAGTTCGCCGTCGCGCTTGACGGTTTCGATCAGCCAACGCACGACAACAAGCGCCGCAACAACGACGCCGATATAGAGAACGGTCATGGGGATGCCAGATGCCAGAGATGGAGGCCAGTCTTAGCCATACGCTCCCCGATCACGGCGGTCAGGCCGGCCAAGATCATGATACGGATCATGTCAAAGTGATCGGGGTGCATCATTACTGCGACTTGTCACCGCCGGTGACATTCCAGTCTTTGGCGGCGATCAGGCCGACGGCGACGAGCGCGCCCTGCAAGTCTTCCCAGTTGATGTGCTTGGTCTGCCAAGCGTTCCACAGAACGGTCATCAGCGCCAGAACGCCGGGAACGGTCGTCATCCAGTTCTTCATCATATTAGTTCTCCTATCGGCAAAGGCCGTCTTTACATGCGTGGTATAGGCTTGCGCAGCCGGTAAGTGTCAGGATCGCCGCTGCGCAGAGCGCCAGCGCGACAAGGGACCACAACGCTGATAGTGCGGCGTCCTGACGTTCTTTAGGGTCCGTAGCGCCCAGCGACATGGAGCTGGCGACACAGAAGACAGCCGAAGCGAGCGCCAGAGCGCCAGCCGTAAGAACCCCGAGTGCGCCGCCTAGTGTCATGTCAGCCCTCAATCTGAAAGTGGACTCCATCCACAATGGACTTCCACGAACCGCCCCAAGTGACCGTAACGCCGGCGGTTTTGGCCGCTTTCTGCACCGCGGTGTTTATCTTACGATAGTCAGCCAGATTCCACGACACTTTGCCGCCGGGCATAGCCACCACGTCCACGGCCTTACCGCGCAGATGGTAGCTGTTCATGGTGCGGCTCTTGCCCGTGCGGACAAGATACCGTTGACGCTCGCGGTCGCGCAAGCCCTCCGTAATCTCGAACGGGATCGGACTGGCCGCCCGCGCCGCCTTCATGACAGCCACAAGGCGGGGGTCCACGCCGCTCATGCGGCGGATGCTGGTTGCGTTGAACTTGGTCATCGGGCCATCGCGTTCTTTTTCTCGCCGCCAGCAAGCGCATTTTGAACAGTCACGGCGGCGGTAATTTCGGGGGAATATTTACGGATGTCTTTTCTAAACTCGCGGCCTTTTTCGCGTATTTTTGCGCCGGTCGCTTTGCTCTTTTCCGCGTAGGCAACCGCATCCTCAATTACCTGCGCCGCCTGTTGCGGGTCAAGCATTTCGGTTGCAATCTGAATGGCAAGCCGGCGGTCGATCTTACGCTCCAGCGAGCCGATGACCTTATTCGCCACGTTGAAAACGCGGTCCATAAGGTTAGCGCGGGGGAGCTGCACAGTGCGTCCGGCTTCTGGACCGGCCTGCGATGCAGCGCGGGCCATGCGGTTGGCCTCTGCCTCTCGCGCTAGATCAGCGCGGATGGCTTCAACCTTGCGGACTTCGCTCGGCGTCAGCACGTCAGACAACTTTTCGAACCGCGGCGCGCCCGCAAGAGCACGTTTGATTGTGAGAGGAGCCTGCTCTACGGCCGTCGCAAAAACGCCTGCGCGCTGCGGGGCCTCTTGCGCGAGCGGCGACAACAGTTTGGATTCAAGATATTGACCGATTTCCATGCGGTTAATCGGGCCGGAACGCTCGGCAAACTCGGCGCGTGCGGCTTCATACAACGGCGATTTCTGTTTTAGAAACCCGAGAAATTCACCGCGGGTCTTGGCGATAGCCGCGGCTTCAGACGCGCCGATCCCGTAGCGAGTTTTAACCGCCGGATCATTTATAAGGTCATCCATCGCCAGTTTAAGATTATGCAGGCTGGTGATAGGATATTTTGCTTGCGTAGCCGGAATAGTCGTTGTCAACGGTTCGCCCGACGGCCCAAAAATAGGCGACGCGACAGTCTGTTCGGGCGCGGTCTTGCCGATCTGGAACGTCTGCCCGCGCTCGGCGGACAATTCCGCCGCACGCGATAGCGCCTTGTCCATAGACGGCCGCGATAACAATTCCGTAAATTCCGGCGTCTCAGTCACCGGAGCGCCGGCTTCGGCCGCCTTGTAAAGCTTACCAGCTTCACTTGAACGGGCGGCTTTCGCGGCCTCGATATTAGCCTCTGTGCCGCTGACTGTGCGCAACGACGCTAAGCGCGCCGCGCTTTGCGCTTTAGCCCGCTCCATAAACTCAGTAGGCAGCACTTCAGCCGCGCTCGCGCCAAGCTGCGAGAACCGCGCGGACCCAACCGGCGCGGCAGCCTGCGCAGCCGTCGGCGCAGAGCCGGGCACAAACTCAGCGGCCGGGTTGCGGAGCGCCTGCACAATCTCAGGCCCGCGGCCCTCTACCGCTTCAAGATAGGTAGCATAGCGCGGGGCCATGACGTTGCGGCCAAACTCATACGCCGGCGCAGCCACCGCAAACGGAGCTTGAACCGCAGCGGCCAGCACATTAGCGGGCGACGAGGCCTGCGAAAGCTGACGCAGCCCCGGTCGGCGAAGGGCCGCGCCTGCGCCGCCCGCGAGGGTGGAAATGTCAGCAAGCAAACCAACCGGATCTGTGCGCAGCGTTTCTAACGCCGCCGTCGGAGAGCCGTAACGCTCAACAGCGTATTGGGCCACCGACTTGGCGGTCTGCACTGGGCTAAGCGCCGCCGCGCCAAGAGCTTCGACAGTCTGAACAGGATGCGCAGCCGTCTCGTAAATTCTCTGCGCAAACTTCATCCCGCTTTCAGGGATGTTTTCCAGCATAGAACCGACAAACCCCGCTGCCTGTTCCGGCAACGACTCAACCGCGCGGGGGCCGGGCATACCTTCCTCAGATGGCGCAAGGCCAAAATGCGCTGCAATCTCAGCATCCGAATAGCCGGCCTCTTTTGCCTTCGCCGCTGCGGGCTGCGAAAGCAAAAATTTACGAATTTCTTCGTCCGAATACCCAGCTTTGCGAGCGGTTTCGATCTTGGCTTTCATTATTTGAATATCTCATCAAGAGAAGGTCGATTAGCAGGTGCATCACTAGGAGCCGTTGCGGGTTGCCCGGTGTTTGCGTATTTTACCATCAGACCTTTAATCTGATTCCAAGCCGCAAGACGCTGATTAGCCGGGATGTTTGGGTTAGCGATGTCGCCAGTCAATTTTTCAATAAACTGACGGTCGCCTTCCGAAATGCCTGCACCAAGCTTGCCGCCCAATTTTTTAAGAACGACATCGTTCTTAATGGTTTCAAGCTTAGCAATATTCTCCATGCCTGGCGACGCGCCGCCAAGAAATCCGCGGATGCCCGCAATACCAGATTGCATACCGCCGCTGGTGGAGCCACGGATAAGCTCGCTGACTTCATCCTTGCCGGTTCCGGCGTTGAAGCCCGCAGCATCAAGAACTTCGGTGGCAAATCGTTTGTTATTATACGCCGCGCTGCCGAGGGGCGCTTCAGCCGTCGGGCGGATTTCAGCAGGGATTAGACGGCCCCGCGCGGGCGCGGCGGCCGGTGCCGGTGCCGGAGCCGCTTGCGACGGTGCGACCATTGCGTTAGCCGGTGCGGCGGGCGCGGCCATAGCGTTAGGCTGGTCTGGCGTAGTGACGCGCGAGCTGCCGGTGGCAGGATCAAAAACAATTACAGTGCCGGTATCCGGCGGCCCCGGCATAGCAGTAAGATTTCGCGCCTTTACACCCTCTGAACCAGGCACAGCAATAGCGCCCTGTTGCGGCGCATTTTCTGGGATAGCAACAACGCGAGTATTCCCGGCTGCGTCCGTAACTTGCTGGTAGTTAAATTTTGGCTTCGCCAGTTCAGCTTGTTTTTCCGGCGAAATGAGCTGCGACGCTTTCCATTCCGGCGTAAATTTCACATCGCGGAACGCCGAGCCGCCCGCGGGAAAATCTTTGTCCTGATCCATAAGATCGACAAGGCGATCCAGCGTTGTCTGATTGGTTACAAAATCCTTGAAGTAATTCTTATAATATCCAGCCTTCTTAGCCAAAAACTCTTGCTCGCTAATTTTCTGTTCGCTACGCGCTTTTTCAAGATCGGAGAATGCTTTTGGCATCTCTATCTCTTCAAACTTACGAATATCCTGCCGTAGTTTGTTGCCGCGCAGTCCAGCTTCTTCTCTTTCAAGACCAGCTTTAGGCAATTCAATTTCTGTGAACCTGCGCTCCGACTGCGCCGCCCGACGACGTGTCTCATCCGCCGCGGCGGCGGCCTGTTCAGCCATGCGGCGCTCGCGTTCGCCCGCTAACTGGCTGCCGTATAGCTGCCGAGCAAAGTCCGGGTCATACCGGAATACTTGTTCAGCAAATCGCGGGTCTTGAAAATTAGGCGACAGCCCGCGAACCGCCTGCTCAGCCTGCAATTTGCGCTGGTATTCCTGCATCTGCATCTGCGCGAGCGCGTTCTGTTGCTGGCGGTAGCTCATCGCCTGCATCGTGGCAAAAGCGTTCAGAGGATCAAAACCACCAGCGGTGGCTTGCGGAACCTGAGCGGCAATATCATAGCGAACGGGCATTAGTTATCCCTCAGTAAGCAGTCGGCGCGCCCATGTAGCCGGGGCGAAATCCTGCGGCCATAGTCGGTGCGCCATACATGTAGCCCGCACCGCCAGCCGCGCTCTGCGGCGCAAAACGGTTCATGATGCTATACAGCATCGCGTTCTGACCGATACCGCCGAGCGCGCCCTGTAGCGCCGACGCGCCGCCCATGTAGCTGGACGCCCTAGCCTGACCGGCCTGTTCGATGCCCTGCCCCATAGCCTGACCGGCACCGATCATGGTGTTAGCGATGTTCTGGCCGGTCTGCGTGCCGAGCTGCGCGGTCTGCGAAGCCATCGAAGCGCCAGGCGACGCAAGGCCCTGGAGCGACCGCATCTGAAGCTCGCGCTGCTGTAGGAACCGATTATAGGCGTTGCCATACTCTTGGCTGCCCATCTCCTGCCCGAAGCGCGCCGCGGCCTTCAGCGCCGAGCCTGACTGAAGCCCGGCCTGCGCCGCTGCCGAACGGTCAATAGCCTGCTGGCCCTGCTGCACGCGGAAGGCGTAACCCGGATCGGCCTGATAGTCGGCCATGCTAAACGGCTGCGCGTAAGAGCCATAGCCCTCCGCGGTCGGCTGGCCGCCGATGCCATACAGCTCCAGCATTCGGTTGGTCGCTGCGACGCCGCCCTGCCGGAACGGCTCCATGCGCTCGACGCCTTCACGATACATTCGCTCCTGCGCGGCCTGCGCGGCGGCGGCCTGCTGCGCCTGAAGCATCGCGGACATCATCGACGCCTGCGATTGAGATTGCGCCGCCTTCTGTGATGCGTTTGCGCCGAAGAGGCCGCCTATGAGGCTGGTTCCGCCCATCAGGGCTGCGGTAAACGGGTCCATTATTACCTCACTAAGCGCATGTGTTGGGCGGGTTGGCTGAGCGATACAACCTCGTTCCTAAACGATTCTGTCGCCGCTGCGCCTTGACGAGCCTCTTTGGCGACCTCAACCTGAAGCATGGGCATGGCGGTAATAGCACACATCCACTCGTCGACTTCCTTGCCGGTGTTCGGGTTGGTGCCGCGCAGCATGGTAAACCACGCGCACTTAAGCTGCACGCAGTCCTTTTTAATCAGCGGGCAGAAAGAGCCGTTTTTCAGTTCCATCAGTCTTTCACCGCGATAATCACGTCAACATACTGAACGTCCAGATTAACCGATCCGGCCGCTAGTGTATGAGAGTGCGCCCCGCCGCC